AGGTAAGAACCAAACAGATGTCGAACAGAAACTTAATACTGATGTTGGATGGACTAAAGCAATCCTCCAAAAAGGAAGCCATATAGTCTGGTCCTTCGAATCATCACCAACGTTGCAAGATATTGATGAAGAAGTTCAAGCCTTTGAAGAACTATGGGGTTGTCCTCCAACATTAATAGTTTTGGATAACCTAATGGATGTAGCCACAGATGGTGGCGAAGAGTTTGCCTCAATGAGGGCAATTATGAAGGAGTTGAAATATCTTGCAAGAGCCACTAATGCTGCGATTATGGTACTACATCATACTTCTGAAGCAGTTCCTGGGAATCCTTGTCAGCCAAGAAGCGCAATACAAGGTAAGGTCTCGCAACTTCCTGCTCTCATATGTACACTCGGTACGGTGGGCACATCGCTTGGCGTGGCGTCAGTCAAGAATCGCTACGGTAGAGCAGATGCTGGAGGAACTCTTATGACTTGGTTAGCATTTAATCCAGAGTACATGTATGTAGAAGACATTCCAGAAAATTCATGACAACTAGGAAAAGCCATAAGGCTAGAGGAGCAAACTTTGAAACCGACTTACGAGATTATTTTAGACGAATTGGACTTGATAGTGAGAGACTTGCAAGAACAGGTGCAAGAGATGAGGGAGACGTTGTTGTCCGCAAAGACTTCCTCGGACACATTGGAGTCATTGAAGCCAAAGCGCCAGGTCAATCAGGTCGCATTGACTTATCTGGTTGGACCAAAGAGGCTCAAATTGAAGCAACACATTATTCGCAAGCAAGAGATATCGAAAGAGCATCCATCTTACCTGCGGTTATTATCAAAGCACGAGGAAAATCAATAGCAGATTCTTATTTAGTATTAAGGTTGGGCGATGTATTTGACGGATGACTTACCAGATATAGTTGAAGTCTTACGGCATTATGGTGCCAAGATGAATAGAACTACAGGACAAGTAAATATCAAGTGCCCGTTCCATGATGACACTCATAGTTCGGCTAGTTTTAATACCAAAGAAAATATATTTAATTGTTTTGCGTGTGGGATGCAGGGGAATAGTTTACAGATTATAGCAAAGCAGGAGAGGGTTAGCATACATGAAGCAAGGTCATTCGCAGAAGGAATTGCTGGGCTTGGCAACAGCCAAATACGCAGCAAACATCTATCAGGCAGAAGATTACCTAGCAAGCAGGGGCATAACAAGGGAAGCAGCACGGCTGGCTCGATTCGGCGTAGTAGAGGAGCCTGAGGTTGGACATGAAGCATTCAAAGGACGATTATCCATACCGTATATTACCAAGACTGGTGTTGTCGATTTGCGTTTTCGCAGCCTTCATCCTGCTGTTGAACCTAAGTACATGGGAATGACAGGTATGGAAACCAAAATGTATAACGTATTAGATATCGATAGAGCGGGGGATTGGATTGGAATATGTGAAGGTGAGTTGGATACTATTACTTTGTCTGCCTGTGTTGGTATACCTTGCATTGGTGTTCCTGGTGCTAACTCTTGGAAGAAACACTACACTAGATTACTTGCCGACTTTGAGAGAGTTTTTGTATTCGCAGATGGGGACCAGCCAGGAAAAGAATTTGCTGCTAGTCTCGCCCGTGAGTTGCCAGTCACAGTCGTGCAAATGCCAGACGAAGAAGACGTCAACTCTTGCTACGTCAAATACGGCTCCCAATATATTCGAGAAAGAATGGGACTAAATGAAATTTAAGAAGATACCCAAATGCAAACTTTGCGGTCAAGAGTTTGATAATATATTTGAAGCAACAGACCATCTATTAGATGATGCTGGCGAAGAAGTATTTGACCCTAAGTTAATACTACCTAATGGGTATACATTGATGATAGGTTCCTTACTCAGATGCATTTATGGTTATGCTGATAATCCTGAGGAAGTTAAGGGAATTGTTCAGTCCACATATGCTACGCTTTATGCAGCAGAAAAAAATCCTGGGCAGATGAAACACTTCATAGAAGATATGATAGTGCATGAGCATATGATAAACCTCGAAGATGACCTAGCCAGATTATTAGAAGAAGAGACCAACAACAATGAAGAAGATGGAGAGTGATGAAATATGGCAGATTATAACCCACTTGGAAAAGCAAGGTTTCCATATAACCAAGAAACAGATGGAGGGGAAGTCATTAATATTAACAATAACGGTGCCTCTTTTGAGTCAGCCGTTGCAAGAACCTTCCAAGAACTATTAGATTTACTTTTATCTAAACATAAAGATTACGGACCAAGAAATATCGCTGATGCCCCTGGCGGTGCTATTAATGGACTCAGGGTTCGTATGCACGACAAGTTAGCACGTATAAATAACTTAGTTGATAGCGGAAAGAATCCAAAGTACGAGTCTATTGAGGATTCATTCAAAGATATGGCAAACTATGCAATCATAGGATTGCTAGTACTGAGAGGAGAATGGGACAAGTGAAAATATTTGGACCTTATAAAGGCAGTAAGCAAAACGGTGGTCGCCCAATCTACGTTATCAAGCGTAAGAAAAAAGATGGCACTACTGAAACTACATCTACCAACAAAGCCCGTTTAGATTATAAGAAGGCTACTGGTAAGAAGTTAAAGCGCAATCAAGAAGTAGACCATAAAGATAATGGTGGTCGCAAAGGTAATGATAAGATATCTAACCTAAGAGTTCTATCCAAAAAGAAAAATGTAGGCTTAGAGAATAAGAGACGAGCCAAAAAGAAATGAAAACTATAGTCTGTATTTCAGACCTGCAGGTACCGTACCACGATGTAGAAGCAGTCAAGGCTGTGGCTAAATTTATTAAGGCTTACCAACCTGATACTGTCGTATCCTGTGGTGATGAAATGGATATGCAGACTATATCGAAATGGAGTAAGGGAACTGAGTTAGAATTTGAGCGTTCTATTGGACGTGATAGAGATTTAACTCGTCAAGTTCTTTATGACTTAACTGTTGAACATATGATTAGAAGTAATCATACAGATAGATTATTTAATACAGTTGCTATGAGAGCGCCAGGATTACTTGGCTTGCCTGAGTTGCAGTTAGAAAACTTCTTGGGTCTTGATGAACTAGAAATTAAATACCATAAAGACCCATATGAACTGGCTCCTGGTTGGTTATTAATGCATGGTGATGAAGGCAACGTACAACCTACTGCTGGCGCTACTGCATTGGGCTTAGCAAAACGCTCAGGTATGTCAGTAGTCTGTGGGCACACGCATCGTATGGGTTTGACTCATCATACTCAAACGTATCGTGGTGGTAAACCTAAGACTGTTTGGGGATTAGAACTAGGCAACTTAATGAATTATAATAGTGCAAAATATATTAAGGCTGGATTGTTTACGTGGCAACAAGGCTTTGGTATCCTTCACGTTGATGGCAAGACAGTAGTACCACAGTTAGTACCTATTGTGAATAGGTCATTTACTGTTGAAGGTAAAACTTGGAGGTGGTAGATATGGACTGGTCTACCATAGAGAAGTGGGATTATATTGTTCAAGCAGTCTCTGCTGAGTACCATAGAAAATATGATATGGTTGAACTTGATGACATCAGGCAATCACTATATCAATGGTTCGTTGAGCATCCCAATAAGTTAAAAGAATGGGAAGCCATTGGCAAGAAAGATGCTAAGAATTTAATCTATCGTTCACTTCGTAATGATGCATTAGATTACTGTCAACGATGGAAAGCAAAGTCTATTGGCTATGAAACATCAGATGTATTTTATTATGATGCAGTTATGATTGAAGCCTTGCTACCTGCTGTAATTCGTGGGGATATAGGCATTACTCAGAAGTTAAATCTTGGTGGTCCTGGCAAGCCTCCAGCCCCTGCTGAGGGCGGTAATATGATGGTTATGATGATTGAAATAGACAAGGCGTATCATAAACTCAGCACAGAGGATAGGACTGTACTGTTTCATAAATACGCCGAGTCTTTTGACTACAACACCATCGCTACCGAGATGAATTTAGGTAGTGAGGATGCTGCTCGCATGCGTCACAATCGTGCCATTAAAAAACTTATTAATAGAGTTGGTGGATTCAGACCTTGGTTAGATGAGGACTCTGAAGAAAAGGTCCAAGATACCGAAGAAGAGAATCCAGCCGTAGAGCATGAGCATCATGACGAGGATGGGAACAACGATGGGTTTGAAGATAATTAATACTTTCTCAATCAGATTGGATACTCCTGTTCCATATAATTTTTATACGCTTCCCCAGCCCTATCAAACTCTTCGTTCTTAACTCTCTTATAATTAATTAACTGTGCTGGTGTAATAAGATGCCCCTTAGATTGATTAGGTGGTTGCTTATTCTCAATAGGTCTACCATAGTCTCTAACCACATTAATTAGATGGTCTATTGGCGTAATAATTACATTGTTATCAAGTATGAAAGCCCAATGAGTAGCCCTGCTTACTGCTAGTCCAGACGGCTCCCATTGTCCACTTCCCTGATAGAAACAAGACTCCTCTATAAATAAATTACCTGTCTCTATCCAGCGTCTATCTGTCTTAACTTCTACTGTATCCATACGCAACAGGTCAGCAAGTTTACTCTCGCCTAACTCACCATCACGCAAGTCTAAGTCCCAGTTAGAGTTCTTTGTCATCTTTTTTTAACTCCTCGATATTAGAATTAATTATACTTATTGAATGCATAATGCTTGCAATCAACTCTTCTCTTAGTTGTGCATCTTCTTTTGATTCGTCCATTTATCCTCCTGTTGAGTAGAAGCCAGTCCCGTTGAATTTGACTGGTGGTGCATGATACACCCGCTTCATTTCCGTATTACAGTTCTCACATATTGGTATAACTTCTTCCTCTGTCATACCACGTTCAATAGTTATCATCTCATTTCCAAAAGGGCACAGATAGTCATACGACGCCACTAGTACCATCCATTCTTTTGCCAAAACTTCCATGCTTTGCATGGCGTTGAATATCGATAGATTATATAATCCAATCCTCTATCAATTTGCTCAGTTGGGTTTGTGTCGGGCGAAAGCCCGAGAATCTGTGGGATTCCTCCCGCATATAGTGCCTCACCCTTTTGATATACTGGTTGCTTGTTGTAGGCTTCGTGCCTCCAGTTGGATTCTTTGGTCCACAATTTATCAAGGCACAGCCATTGATTATGTTGCCATGCAAGCAAAGATTCTCTTGCATATAGTTTACTATCATTGACTGTCCACTCTCTTGGTTGTGGTAATGTTTCTACTCTCGTTACTCCAGCAAGAGAAAATATTCCTATGAATAATAGCAATAATTTCTTCATGGTTCACCGCCTTATTAGGTCTTTTGTTAGACTGTATAATTTGTATGCTTGGTAAGAAGCACTACTCCTAGAGGTGCTAGGTTTTATACCCATAGATGCTAATCTCTCAGCAGCCATAGTTCCACCCCATATTCCAAATGGTAGATTACCCCAACCAGTTTTACCTGATGGCATTTTCTCCATCTTCATACCTTCCTCTAAACATGCTTGTTTGACAGGACAGGTAGCACATAATTGTAGCGCATAGTTTATCTGAGACGCAACTCTTTTAATGTTTTCAGGGTTGCTTCTACCTATTGGAACTTCAGGAAACCACCAGTCGGGATTACTGTCTCCCGTACAGTTGCCATTAATCATTCCTCATCCTCCCACATTCTGTCGGGTAATCCAGTATCATTTTCATCTATGTCATCCTCTGTTCCATTTAAGGCGTAGTCATCACCTTGTAAGTACATTGGTTCACTCACACTATCCTCCTTAGTGTATTAATTTAATACAGTTAGTTATGCACTCCATAATCCCATGTAATTCTTCTTACAGCATTTGTTAGTTCTAATTGCAAGGCTTTGATTTCCTCATCACCCATATCGCCAACATCCATCTTTCTAACTTTTGCTTCCCACAATACTTCATCTATGGATTCCATTACTTGTTCCCTTCCGTTATACAATCAAGTACATATTCAAACTCAGGTCTGTACGCTTCTTTGGGCATCCTATCATTATCCCACATCATCCTGTAGCCATCATTAGAATCCCAATAAAGTCTACCAGTATACTCGCCATTAATCTCGCCAGTATGTAATCTAATATGCTTAGTCCAGCCAGTTGACTCTATGCCACTTGATTGAACCATATACTTATTTAGTATTTCCTCACGAGTCACTTCAGCCGTCAACTTGTACTCCCATCTCTATTAGTCTGCTATCTATTGTCATACTTGTTGTATCATAACTTTCGGCACCTTCACCATCTATGCCTTCACGCCATAATGCTTTACCTCTATATGAAATATGAGACCCATCTCCATATAGGCTCATCAGTAATGCGCCAGCAGCATAATCATACACCTCTGCTATCACATCACCGCTAGGGTCATGTACTTTTAACTTCATGCTATCCTCCCTGTATTAATTTAATACACTACTGCAACTTTTGCAATAGTAGTCTTGCTTCTGCAATTATAGCATCATCTCTCTCATCATGCAAATTAGCAATAGAGATTAACTCTACAATTACTTTTCTGACTTCCTCTTTAGAAGCCAAAGTCATATTGTCCATTGTATACCCCCGTTAATTGTTTGTGTCGGGCTGACGCATCCCTCTCAGGAGTCCAGCACATGCAACCAGCATCTTGAACCATGCCACAGTCGAAGCAGGTAGCACAAGCGTAGCAATAGTATGTATCACTATCCTCTAGCATTGTCAGACCGCAACTCCAGCAAGCAAAGTTTTCTTCATCGCCAGTAATATCGTCTAAGTCATAATAGTCTTGACCCTTCTTGAATAGGTTAGTCCAAGTACTAGGTTTGTAGCCGTCATTAGACCACCAGTTGCCGTCATTATCCCAATGACCTAAGTCCTCGTTGATAATATAGCAGTCATACTCAGCCCTCGGGTCTAAGGTAAACACAGCAATCTTGCTACCCGTAGACCACTTCTCTATCATGCCGTACAGATTAGGATTATCTAATGCTGTAATGCCACCCATTGACGGCAGGATATCCTCGGCAAATATGCGAGTATCGCTACGCTTGTCAGTAGGCTCGATATGTACATCTAGTATGCCATTGTGCGCTAAGTATGTAAGGTCGCTACCATCCACCTTGAACGGATGACAATTCTCATCATTCTTAACACCATGCGTAGCAAATCTAGCATGATACATAGCATAACTATTTGGGTATTGCTTACGCACCGCTAGGAACTCTTTGATGATTTTCTTAGCAGACATACCCTTGCCAGTAATAATTTTATTACCAGCAATTACTGCATAGCCAAAGCCATGCGGATTATTACATGAAGCACACTCTAAGTCTTTGCGCTTAGGTGTACTATTCGGAGAACTTACTACCAGTAGGCACATATTCTTTCCTCTCTATTTTTTCTATTACATTGGACATTGCATTTAATCTTTGATTAAGAGAAGGATATAACTCTGCTCTCTCTCGGATATACTGTATTAAATTAATACAGTCTAACTTGTGGTTGCGTACTTCGGGAACACTCATCACTCTTGTAAACTCAACGCTGGCATGCGCTAAGTCAATACAGGACTTGATGAACCTAGTGTTTAGACTACCTCTAAAGATACGCATCTCTAGTGTTTGTCTATTATTGGTATTAACGGCAGAGTATCTGTCGCTACCACCTCGCTGGAACTTATGCTTAAGGGATTTCTGCCCAGTATCAGGGTCAATGTTATCATTAAACTTAGCCCAATGACTAGATGACCTACCAGCAAGTACCTCATAAAAGTCTTTGTTATTATAGACTAATTGCAGGAATCTATGCTGATGCGAACCACCATTAAACCCAGCACGAGATATATGGATATGCAAACCGCAAGTCTTTGTACCCCACGCCATCATATCATAGTCAGACTTAAGAGTACCTATGGTATTCCATAGCACACTAGCCTTGTTCATGAAATAATTGTGAGTCATTGGATGCGATACTATCTCAAACCCGCACTCTAGTGAGCCATCAGATTTTAGATAGGCTAATCCCTCTTGCTCTAATCTAACCGCATACTCGGCTGCATATCTGCGGTTTTCATAACTTCCACCTCGGACTTCTGTCTCAACTTCTATACCAAAGTATAGCCTAGTATTCTCATCCTCGGCACTATGGAACTTAGGGTCAGGTCTGTATGAATAATCATGAACTAATCGAGTGTCATTATCCTCGTCATGGTTATACTCACAACCATTTAGATAGGTAGCATCACAATCCTCGCAGTAAGTGGTATTATTCTCATAACACCTCTCACACATAACTTCACTACTATCATCTGTGCCATAGGTATAACCTGTAAAATAACTATCACACAGGTCGCACCAATGAGCATTATTATTGGTACAAGTTTCGCACCAAGTCTGTCCTTCGACAGAATTGTAGTCATCATCAACAGTTAGTATATCCTCGCAACTCTCGCATAGAACCATACAACTCTCGCAGACAGTATCACCGCTAGCAGTTGCGAATATACTATTACTATCTAATTCAGTATCGCAAGCAATACAACTCTGCTTGACTTCTACTTCATCAATAGTATCCATAACCTATCCTCTCTTGAAATCTAATGTATTAATTTAATACACTAGGCTTACTGACTTACATGAACTAATTTACACTAGTTCCTTAGACTTGTCAAGTCTACGCTGAACACTATCTAGGATAATGTTTACAATTTTATCCCGTAAAGTATCGGCATGCTTAGCACGAGCCTCAAACCCATGCCGATTATTATTTATAGAGAATTGCCGTAATGCTTCCCGTATAGTTTCTAGTTCATCCCTAGATAACGCAAGGATAACATCATTGGCGAAGTCTACCTCTCTACTTGACACTTAACTCACGCAACTTGCGAGTTAGTTTAGCATTTTTGATAGCGGTAGTGATGACTAGTGTAGTGCTTACACTTAGCGCAATTACTATTGCTATCGTGTCTGTTATCTCTATGTACATGATTACCTTTCGTTAGTTAAGTGTATTAATTTAATACACTAGTGCCCACCATAGGAATCGAACCTATGTACACACGCACCAGCGTGGGCTATCCAGCCGTTAGTTGGTGTCCGAGTCCAACTCAGCATCCATAAGCAAGTCATCGTACTCGTCGAAGGTATCCATATCAACCTCTAATAACTCCTCGGTGGCGAGTATCTCGGCAACCTCATCCTCACTCATAAAGTCTAATGCTATATCGTCGCCACTCATGATAGCAACCCCATAGCCCTTAGATAATCGTAGTTCGGGCGATTACGATTTGCTTGCTCTTGCTTATTGCGTTCTATCTCATCATGAAGCAGTTGCTTAGTTAGTTCAGCAACCTCATCAATAGAGTTGATTAACTCTGCTGTGTTCATGACCTATCCTCTCTCTCGGTAAGTGTATTAATTTAATACACTCTGTAATCGGTAATTAACCTCATAAGATAATCTTACTCTCTTATGCCATGAAGTCAAGCACCTAGCGGATATTAACTGTATTAATTTAATACACTCAATAAGCGGTTTTAACTCCATAAGATAACTATACTCTCATCTGCCAACTAGTCAAGGATATTCGGGTTTTAATCTGTATTAATTTAATACACCTATCCGCCTGTGAGCCATGCCACGCCAGCCATCCGCCCATCAGCGCACACGCCACCCGCCAATTCTGAAAGTTTGTTTTGGCGGATTTTTTTGGGTCAAGGCGCACACTTCCCGCACTCCCCAAAAGTTTGTGTTGGGCAAAATTTTACAACGCACTCGGGCGTGTCGTTTTTGGGCAAAAAATAACCCCCGATTTCTCGGGGGCTATCTTGGTTTTTTTTACTTGGTTTTGGCTGGTGCTGAGTTTCTTGCGATTACCTTTAATAATTCGTTAAGGGTTGCAAGGGTTTGCAGGTCGCTAGTCTTGATTGCATCCCATGAGCCATTACCCTTTAGGGCTTTTAAGTCGCTAACTGTTTTGCTAAAGATATTCTCAACGCTGGCTGGTGCTGGCGTTGCTTTAGCATTTTTGCGTTCACGGGTTTTTTGTAGCGTTGGGGTTTCGCTGGCTAGTTGGGCATAGTCGGCAACCTTCTCCAATGTTGCCTCAACCTCGGATTTGCCAACGGCAGTTTGTAGGCGTTGCGCCATCTTAATCAATTCGGAGATTGATACCGATTTTGCACCTGCTGTCTTATCCAATATCTCCTGCATGGTGATAAAATACTGGACATGGCTTGCCCTAATTGTTGGTGCTGTTCCGTTTGCCTTCTCAATGCTGGCTTGGATATCTCTCACGCTTGAGGTGTTTGCCTTTAGGCGTTTTACGCATAGGGCAATAAATCCTTGCTCGCCTTCTAAGTTGATTAACTTAGAATAAGCGTCAACAACAACATTTGAGATTGTTGCGCTTGCTTTTGGTGCTTTTGCTTTTGGTGCTGTTTTCATTTGGTTTTACCCTTCGGACATTTAGTGTATTAATTTAATACACTTCGTAATCTATTTGATTACTGGATAATCCTCTCATTTTGGCAGACATAAGGCAAGGCTATTTGGGATATTTCTCAAAGTTTTTTTGTTAGGTACATCACACCGATTATTCGAACACCTGTTCGATTTGGCGCAGTTAGGTTGCTGATAGTTTCCTGAGAATTACCTGAGCAACGAGGTCGGGCGTGTCGGCAAAAGGTTTGTGTTGGGTTAAATTGTCTTTAGTCCTTTATCTTTTGTCTTTTGTTTTTAATCTAATAAAAGTCTTTAGTCCTTTAATCTTGTCTTTGCTTTTGTATTTATATTTATCTTTATACCCCCCTAAAATATGTTTATTGGATAGTCTAATCACCACTATTAGCCTTAGTCTTTGCCTGCAATACCTACACACCACAATAGAGAGTGTGTGATTTTGACCCAGAGGTTATTAACTGAGGCTCGGTGTGGTACTGTACTGTCTACCTATAAATTTCTGTTATATAATAGGGGGGATATATATAGATTATACGCTCAGAATGAGCGTAATTATTACCTATCTGTTCGGTTTTAGTACTTTGAACAGGTTATCTATAGTATATATATAATATACGGAGTCGCTCCGTTTAAGACTCCGCTCCTCCTATATATAATATTATAATTTATAATTATATTGGGGATAGTCTGCCCGTTTATGGGTACCGTTAAATAAGCGTTATTGGGGGCAATCTTGGGTCGTAAGCCAGGGGTACAAAACATCCCTAAGGATGCCGCCCAGAAGCAGGTCTTAGAATTACTAGCCCAAGGCTCTACCGTAGTAGATGCTATGAAGGCTGTGGGTAGGAACGATGTTACCTTCCGCCAATGGTCAATGGCAGACCCTGACTTTAAGGATAAAGCCGACAAGGCTCGCCTATCTGGCAAAGGTGTCAAATCAGACCTAGCCAATCTTAAGGATATAACCTTTGAGGAGTTCTCAGAGCAATTCCTAGAGACTAAACTTTTTGACCATCACCTATCATGGGTAGATTTAATTGAGGGTAAGGAACCAAGATTCCTACACCCTGCTATGACCTATGAAAAGGCTGCTACCAATCGTGTACTTATTAACGTACCGCCAGAGCATGCTAAGTCAACAGTACTTACAATCAACTACGTTACCTACCGTTTAGCAGTAGACCCTAACGTTAGAATCATTATTGTATCAAAGACGCAAGGTATGGCACGTAAGTTCCTATCTGCAATTAAGACAAGATTAAGTCATCCTAACTGGACCAAACTCCAGGTGTCCTTTGGACCTAACGGTGGCTACAAAGCAGATTCACCAACCTGGTCAGCCGACATGATTTACTTGGGCGCAGGACGTGACTCAGGTGAGAAGGACCCAACTGTTCAAGCATTAGGATTCGGGTCACAGATTTATGGTGCTCGTGCTGACCTGATTATCCTTGACGATGTGGTGATGAACGCAAATGCCCATGAGTGGGAGAAGCAAATTGAATGGCTTCAAAAAGAAGTTATCACCCGCCTAGGGCGGCACGGTAAACTGCTTATTGTAGGAACCCGTGTCGCACCTATAGATTTATATAAGATGATTCGAGATGGCGACCAATGGACAGGTGGCAAATCTCCATTTACATATATGGCTATGCCATCAGTATTAGAATTTGATGAGAACCCAAAGAACTGGAAAACACTTTGGCCTTGGACAGACAGGGCAGAAGGAGACAAGGACGAACCTAATGAGCAAGGACTATATCCCAAATGGGATGGACCTTCGCTTTTTACAAGGCGGTCTGAAGTGGCTCCGTCAGTCTGGGCTATGGTCTACCAACAAGAAGACGTCCAATCCGACTCCATCTTCTCGCCAACAATTGTTGCAGGATGTGTTAACGGTATGCGAAAGCGTGGACCGCTTAGAAAAGACACGGCGGGACATCCCAAGAACATAGATTCAACCTATACCATTATTGGCTTTGACCCTGCGGTAACGGGACGTTCTGCTTTCGTAGCAGTATCTTATAATCGTGCAGATGGAAAAATTTACGTTTTGGATTGCGTCAATATGGTTGACCCTTCCCCACAGAAGGAAAACGCTCTTATTAAAGAGTGGGTGGAAAGATTTAAGCCACAAGAGTTTAGGGTTGAAATTAACGCCCACCAGAAGTACTATGCTATGGATACAGAGTTGCGTGATTACCTAGCATCCTATGGATGTCAACTTAACTCACACTTTACTGGCAAAAACAAATGGGATGTTGGATTTGGTGTAGCATCTATGGCAAGCCTTTTCGGCTCAGCCAGGGATGGTAGATTCCAAGATAACAACCTAATAGAGTTACCTTCTAATGAAGGCTCTGAGGGTCTTAAGTCTTTAGTACAGCAACTTATTATTTGGAAGCCTGATACTAAGAACCCTACCGACTGTGTAATGGCCTTATGGTTTGCCGTTATCCGTTGTAGAGAACTTATGCAAACATCAAGCAGGATTGGTCAATACCAGAATAACAGATGGGCTACTAGGGCGCAAAAGTCCAATAGAGGTTCACTTAATTTAGACGAAGCCTTTGCAGAGCAATGGCAAGAAACTTACGGATAGGAAACTAATGGCATTAACAATTGAACAGATATCGGCACGAGTACAATCGTTACGTTATCGAAACAGCGAAAGAGATGCCCGTAATCTTGACGTTCTTGCTGTTCGTAAAGGAAAAATTGCCGAAGTCTATCCTGACTTCTTTCCAGATGGTGTAGATGCTAATGTCGTTGCAAATTTTATTGATATCGTTGCCAGGGACCTTTCGGAGGTTATGGCGCCTCTTCCAGCGGTTAACTGCTCAGCCGCTAATCAGGTCAGTGACCGTGCTCGTACTTTTGCCGATAAGCGTACTCGTATTGCTAGTAATTATTTTTCGCACTCAGACCTCTCAGTCCAAATGTACTCAGGAGCAGACTGGTATATAACCTACGGCTTCGTTCCATTTGTTATAGAGTTAGATGATGAGGCAAAACTTCCTCGTATCCGCATAGAGAACCCAATTGGTGCGTATCCAGAGTTTGACCGTTATGGACGATGTGTAGCATTTGCAAAACGCTATACAATGACACTTGGCGAGTTAGTAGCACAATTCCCAGAGTATGACAACATACTACTTGGCGGAATGGGATATAAGCAAGACCTAAATGGTCAAGTAGAAATTATTCGCTACTACGATAAAGACCAATCAGTTGTATATGTTCCAGCAAAAGATAATTTAATTTTATCACAAGCCAAGAATCCTCTTGGTAAGATGATGATAGTTGTAGCACGTAAACCATCTATTGATGGTGACCTACGTGGACAGTTTGATGATGTACTTGGAATTCAATTACTCCGCAACCGTTTCGCCTTATTGGCAATGGAAGCAGCGGAGAAATCAGTACAGGCACCAATTGTACTTCCACAAGATGTACAAGAACTCCAGTTGGGTGGCGATGCGGTTATCCGTACTGCCAACCCAGCGGGTGTTCGACGTGTGGAACTTACACTACCACAAGGCGCATTTACAGAACAGAATTTACTTAACCAAGAACTTAGAGTTGGTGCTCGTTATCCAGAAGGACGTACTGGAAACATTGATGCATCTATCGTTACTGGTCAAGGTGTACAGGCTCTTATGGGAGCATTTGATACACAGGTTAAATCAGCCCAAGCAATCTTTGCAGCAGCACTACGTGATGTTATTGGTATCTGTTTTGAAATTGATGAAACAATCTTCCCAGAAGAAAAAACTATTCGTGGTGTAGATTCAGGTTCACCATATGAAATCACATACAAGCCAACTAAAGACATCAAAAACGATTACTCAGCAGATGTCCGTTACGGAATGCTTGCTGGTCTTAACCCAGCCCAAGGTCTTATCTTTATGCTACAGGCTCTTGGAGGCAAGTTAATCTCTAAGGATATGGCTATGCGTGAGTTGCCATTTACTGTTAACGTAACACAGGAACTTGAGAAAATTGAAATTGAAGATATGAGAGCAGCATTACTAGGTTCTCTAACCGCTTATACACAAGCAATACCACAGATGGCTACGCAGGGACAGGATGCTTCTGAAGTCGTAAGAAAGATTGCTGCCGTAATCAAAGCACGCCAAAAGGGACAAGCATTGGAAGATGCTATTGAGGCTACCTTTGCTCCACAGCAACAAGTTCCTCCTGCTGAGGCCCCTAGCACTATGGTTGAGCAAACGTCCCCTGCTCCCGCTGGCGCACCAGTAGGAGGTCCTCCTCAAGGTGAACCAATGACTGCACCAACTGCACCACCAGATATTCAAACAATTCTTTCAAGTTTAACCGCAAGTGGAAAAGCAGGCGGAAGAGTAGTAACTAAGGCCTAACAACTAAGTAGGGGACAATGACAACGATTATAGGAATAGAACATAAAGACCGCTGTTTCATAGTTGCTGACAGTCAGACTACTGATGCTGATGGTAGAATTTATTCTCATCCTGAAGTTAAGAAGATTTCTGAGAATGGAATGTTTTTAATTGCTGGTTCTGGAGAAACACTTCCTTGCGATATTGCACAACATATCTGGGAACCACCAGTTCCAACTAAGCAAGACAGAGAAGATTTATATCATTTTATGATTGTGAAGGCTATGCCTTCTTTGCGTAAGTGTATGGCAGAGAATGGTTATAACTTTGAAGAAGATACAAAAGAAAATAGATTTCAATTTATTATGGCTGTTGGTGGAGAGATATTTGATGTCGACCAAGAGTTATCAATAAGCAAATCTGCAGATGGAGTATACGCTGCAGGCTCTGGTGCTACATACGCACTAGGCGCTCTATATGCTGGAGCAGATGCATACGAAGCAATGGAAATTGCATCTAAACTTACAGCATTTACAGCAGGTCCATATATATCAAAAGAACAACCTAGAAAAATTAAGTAGGAGGAACTATGGCAGAGAACAGAGGCGGGTACCGCCCAACTGCACCACAGAACAATCCTGCAAATGTATCAGCAACTGGTGGAGCGGGACAATCAGGAACACAACCTGCACGTTACATTTCAGGCCTTCCATATGGTGAAGGACAGACAACTATGGCACAACAACAAAGTGCGCCAATGGCTGGACCAAATAAACCTTCTTCATCAAATGCAAATCCTCTTGCTGCTATGATGCCACCTATTACACCTTTAACTGCCCCTACCGAGAGAGCAGATGAACCATTAACTGCTGGTATGGATTTTGGTGCAGGCCCAGGAAGTGAAGCACTTAACTTACCTCGTGAACGTTCATTGTCTGAGGTTCTTGCGTCAATGATTGATATTGACCCTACGGGAGAAGTACAAGACCTTTATAACTTTGTTGCCTCACGAGGTCTTTAATGGCCGAGAAGGACAAACCGTTAACTAAAATTGCTGAGTCTTCTCCTGGTATAGCAACTGCTGTTGCCCAGAAGGCTCTTCCAAAGAATGAAGTTAATCAACTTGCTGCAATGGTTGAACTACGCAACAAGCACAATGAATTAACATCACTTTCCCAAGCAGATGCTTATAAAAAGTTTCAGGCTATGGACAAGGTTACTCGTGATGCTCTGACATCAATCTATAGTCCAAAGTATGCTAAAGAAGATAAAAGTTTTTTAGGAAATATTCTATCCTCTGTTAAGAGCGCTGTTTGGTATGGTGGCGGAACTACAGCAATTGATGCCGTTAAGAATCTTTCAACATTTAGTCCATTGGGTGGACTTGAGGCTGCTCGTAAAGCGGTTGTTGGTGGCGTAAAAGGTTTATACAATGAATTTACAGAGACTGAAGTTGGTGGCAAGACTGCTACTAAAGTTGAAAAGGGACTAGAACTTTTAGTACGCCCTCAAGAGAAGTTAATTAAGCAACCTTATATGGCTGCTAGTTTAGCGGCTGCTGAGGGTGAGAACGCAATTAAAGCCCAACTTAGATATACTGTAGAAGGATTTAAAGAATTACTTCCTGGCGGAGAAGATGCTCTTCCAACAGATGATTCTACAACATGGAGAAAATATTGGGAGCAGGCTGCTGCACCAAATAGAGTATTTGACGAAAAAGCAGTTGCTGAGTTTAATAAAGATTTAACTCCCGCTGCTTCATATGTTGGTAGATTACTTGCTTCTAAAGAAGACTTAATTGAGAATTTTGAGCAATATCAAGATAACCCTGGAGTTTTAGATTTAATCAATCGTTATGTAAGTGGCGACGAAGCAGCACTTAAAGAAGTTTCTAATGCTGTAGCAAGATTTGAAAAATCTAAACTAAGTCCTGGACGTGATGCTGCCCGTGCAATAATTTCATTATTACCTCACGAGTATGAGCAAGCAGTTTTAGGTGATGGAAAAGCAAGAGCATTATTTAGTGCTATCTCTGCACCAATTGATTTTACTGTAACTTTTGCTCTTGACCCATTAATTATTGGTGGTAAAATAAATCGTGGACTAATGGTTGCCAAATATGGATTTATCAAAGTTGGCGAAGGCACTATTCCTCTTGAGCAAGCGTTTACAAGGGTTAAGGTTCGCAATTATTGGGACGAAGCAGGAAAGTTAATTGAAACATTCCGTAATGGAGATTTACCAACTAAGGCTCAAGCCCTTAATCGTTTACAAGATAGATTTCCCGAAATCAATATTAATGTAGTTAATGATTTGGCTAAAGCCGATGTTCGCAACGCTGATGATGCTCTAACATACTTTAGAAATGGTGAACGTTTTACGGCAATTTTATCAGGTAATACTGGAATTGCTGGTAAAGATACCCTTGTACCATACATGAGTCGCACTCGTGCTGCAAACAGTTGGTTCAAAGATATAGTTGCTAATACTTTAGGAACTAAGCGTTATTCGGCACTTGATGTAACTAAAACTCAAGAAGAATTTATTAAACAATTTTCTTTAGACCCATTAGTTTGGGCAAAGAAAATAGGGTTTGAAGAAACTAGTATCCCTAAGGTATATACATTAAAAGACAAGTCAACACTTGCTAAAATTGATAGAGTAGTTCGTGCATTTGCAATCGCACCAGTAAATGAACGAATCATTAGCATTAGTGATGCTTCTAGCGCAACTCAAATTTTTAGATTAGCACGAACAGTTCTTGACAAAACATCTGCTGGCCAAATGCGGGCCATTTGGTTAAATGCTAGTGAGGGTGACCGTCTTCTTATATTTAAGGGCTTACTTAAAACATTAGGTAATGGTATGGGACTTAACCTATCTAATGAGGGTAGACTTGCTCTTTCTAAACTTGATGACATGTCAAAAGAACTTTATTCACCAAGCCAAAGTTCTGTTGATGTAGGCGACCTTGCAGATGTTCTTAGAACAATAAAAGGTGGCTCTGCACTTACTACACCTAAAGGTGTACGTAAAAAAGTGCAAGAGGCTCTTACTACAGCAAATGCAGAAGGCAAGGCTGTCCGCCTTATTGCTTCTGTAAACGCTAAGATTGCTGAGTATACTCAACGCTCTAAAGCACTTAAGGCTGATAAGGCAGATGCACTTGCTGTTGGAGACCTAGACCGTGTTAATGCAATTGATGATGAACTTAAAATTGTTTCTGCAAGACTTGGTAGAGAATTAAAAACTAAAAAAGAACTTAAAGGCAAAATTAAAGAAATTGAAGTCAATCAAATTGACGATGTGGCGACTGCCGATAACATATTCTTAGATACATTTAATGCTGGTCAAACTTTAGATGGTACGCCTCGTGCTATCCGTCAGTACCAATTAAGCGATTATCGTTCATTGCCTGACTTTACAGAGTGGCGTGAGATAGCAAAACGTGGCGGAATTTTTACTTCTCTATTTGGCAAAGCCACCAACAGTGTTTGGAGCAAAGGGCTTGCTGATGGATGGTCTTTCTTAAACCTTTATCCACGTCTTGGACTTCGTTCTTCAGTAGAAGAACTTGGCATGTTTGGTGTAATTGCTGGAGCAGAAGGCTTTGGAAATTATCTAAAAGGACGTCGTGCGTCTCGAGCAATTCGTGCTGCAAGACCTGCTGGAATAAAAACAACCGTTCTTGGAAACCAAAAAGAAGATAGAAACCTAGGATTTATTTACAATAACGTATATAAAATTTTTGGAAGACATTATAGCAAAGAGCAACAAATTGCAATGCAGGATAATCCAGTAATGATTAATAAAGCAGTTGCACATTCTATGCTTTTAAGTAAATTTAAACCTTCTTTTCTTAACACACAAGATGGCATAAATACAGCCAAGTGGGCTGGAGACTTTGCAGAGTTTGAAGGATATAAAGTTCTTGATGAACTTAATGGAGCAACCGTTAAGGCAGAGCGTCCATATACTGAAGCAGAAGAAATGGCTAAGTCATTAAAAGAGTTTGGTCCATCTGTAAGATTCAATGTGCAAAATCAAGAGGCTTTAAAGGGACTTTCTTTCAAAGGTGAGTTCAGCGAGTTTTCAAGCATGAACGATAAAGCGGTTTTTCACTGGTTATTTGAACTTAATAATACAGTTGGACGTCCAAATGGTCAATTTGGAAATATTGTTCTGTGGAATATTGGCAAGAAACAAGATGTAGTAATTAATAAACTTGTTGATTACATTAAAGGTCCAGGAAATGATATTGCTAGGAAGTTTGCAATATATGCAGAACAAGGCGCCGAAAGTTTAGCAGCACATATCTATGCTGATGCATCATACGCATTAAGAGATTTTTCTGGCCGTATTAATATGGAATTAGTAACCGCTATTCGCAATAAGGGTGGCATGGACAATTTTACTATTGATGATTTAGTAAAAATATCAAAAGATAAACCTTATTCTCGTCCAGAAACTCTTATGGGCAGAGAAATTGTTCCGTTAACTGGAAAAAATGCTCCAGAAATAATATACAGAACAATTAACTCTGGTTATGGTTGGATGGGTAAGCAAATTGCTTTGCTTGACAGAGAACCAATTACTCTTGCAAACTATTTTATGTTCCGCAAGCAATTAATGAAAACAGAAGCAAATACCAAAAAGAGCCTTATGGCTAATAATCTTGGTGAAGAAGGTGCTGATTCGATAGCACGTGCTTCTGCACATGAGACCGCAATGAACCTTGCTCGTAACAGAACATTAGGATTCGTTGATAATGGCGATGTTCGTACTAATTTGGCTTATAGCCTACGTACACTTGGTCGTTACTATCGTGCAACTGAAGATTTTTATCGCCGTGCTGGACGTTTAGTTAAATACGAAAAGCGTGGACTGGTACGTCTTGCAATCCTTAACCAGACATTTGAAGATTCTGGATTTATCCATGAGGATGACAAAGGCCAGAAGTATTTTACCTACCCAGGTGATGACCTATTTGCAGGCGCAATTGTTAGAACTTTATCATTAATGGGATTAACATCCTATACTCCAATGCCAGTTAATTTTGGCGGATATGTAAAGATGTTAACACCATCTCTGGACCCTGAGTTTTGGAACCCAACTCTTTCTAACCCATTAGCATCACTTGCTGTAGATGCTATGACTAACCTACCATTCATTGGTGAATATATAAAGGGTTACGAACAAAGCATAACTGGTACATTAAATCCAGATGCTCCAGCCTGGGAAAAAATAGCACCAGCAAATGTTAGACGTGCCTATAATTATCTTGCTGGTTCAACTGAAAACAGCGAATCAAGATTTTCATCTGCAGTGAAATCAATCAAGTTGTTGGTATCGACTGGTAATGGTCCAACGAATGCAAAAGACCTTCAATCATTCTATGAGAATGTAGCAATCCAAGCCAGAAATATTGATGCTGTAAAGTTAATAATGGGTCAAGGTACAATTGCTTCAATTCAAGCATTTGATACAAAAGAAATTCCAAAAGAACTTATTGATGCTGGTGTGTTTACCTGGGATTCTGAGTTCCAAAAGATGATGAAGAAATACGAAGGCCAACCAAATGCCTTAAATAAGGCTCTTGTTTCCTTTGCCAAACTTTATCCATCTAAATTAGTTTACACTAACTTTGCTAGAGATACTACAGGATTTGCTTCATTCCGTAAAACAATTGAGGCCGAAGATTTTGTTCGCAAGAATGAGAAGTTACTTATTGAACATAGAGATGCTGGTTCATTCTTTATCCCAGTAAGCGGAACCGTTGATTTAAGTTCATACTCTTATCTAAAGAGCAAAGGTTTTATATCTAACCAACCATTAAATCCAGCAGTTGCAGAGGGTAAAGAAAACTTTATTCGTGAGGCTGCAACTACTGCTGCTAGGATGGCATATTACGCTTTAAATGATGAATTTAATCCTAAGATTCAAGCAGCAACTAATCCAAACGAAAAACGTTACTGGAGACAAGAGTTGGCAAGTCGTCAAAAAGGATTACTAACTGCATATCCATTATTAGGTGTTCAAATAACTCCTACTGGTGAGAGTAATAGACGCAGAGTTGAAGTAATCGATGATATGAAGGCTTTATTAAAGGCAGGCAAGGCCCCAAATAAGGCTCTCGGCGAAACTTTTGCTGCTATGATTACAGCATATGATGATATGAATGCTACTCTTAGTAGAGTACAAGGTTCTTCAGATAGAGCAGATATATTTAAGCGTGATACTAGGGCTGACACCAAGGAACTGTTGGTTAAGTTGTCCCAGGATAACGAAAATGCAACAATATTCTATAACTCAATTCTTAGCCCTCTGATAGGAGATTAATAGTGTCAGGCAGTTATCAAGATAAAGATGGTGATGGACTAGTCTCCTGGTATCCAGACCCAGAAATGCCAAATGAGAAGCCACCTGCTGGTCAAGACCAGAGTAAGGTTGAGGCTATAGATGCAGATAAACCAACTCCTGGTACTGGTACTCAAGGTACTGTTATATATCCAGAAGCAAAACCCTCTTCAAGTGTATCTACTGCTGGAGAATTAACTGCTGAGTTTACTACTGCATTTATAAACCTATTTGGTACAAATGCTCCCAAAGAATTAATTAATGCATTTACTAAAGAAGTTCAAGCACTTCAAATGTCACGTTCAACAAAACGTTATGGTAAAGACGAAAATATTGTTTATCAGGGAGTATCTCCTCAAGAGCGTTTAAATGTACTTAATAAGTATTTAACTACACATGCTAACAATATAACTATTGCAGCAAGTGCTGGTGACACTAAGGCTGCTGCACTACTTCAACGTGGTAATTTTGGTGTTACTTATACAACATTAAAGAATGCTTATGCTGATAATGGTATACCATTTAACGCTGATTCTCTTACAAAACTTACCATTGAATCTTCAATTACTCCAGATAGACTTAAGGCTAATCTTAACTTAATTAACCTACAGGCCAAAACTTACTTTCCTGCACTAGCAGATAAGATTGATAAAGGTTATACTGTAAAACAGTTACTTAGTCCATATCTTCAAACTCGTGCAAATATACTTGAAGAAGATGCAGATGCTATTGACTTAAAAGAATTACAGAGTGTGGCAAAAGACCCTAAAGGCTTGATGGGGTTATATGACTATGAAATTTCTTTACGCAAAGACCCTAAATGGCGTTTTACAAAGAATGCTCAAGACCAACTTGGTACTTTAGCAAGAGACTTAACTAAATTCTTTGGATTGGCAGGCTAATGGCAACCCCTAAAATGTCCGCAGAAGAAGCAGCGGTTCGTAAAGCACTGGCAGCCGTTTACGCTGATACTGGTTTACAACAAGCACAGGAAATAATAAAAACTGGGGCTATTCCTACCGCTACCGCCAAGCCTACTTATGAAGAATCAAGAAGTTTGGTCTCGCAAATATCTGACCCAATTATGCGAACAGCGCTTGAAAAAGCCTTTGCTGGAGCAGATGTACAAACGCAAAAATTAGAAACTCAAGCAGCAGCACTTGGTTATGAGGTTAATCCAAATACTGGAGCAATTCAACCAAAGCCAGCAGGCGGAACTGTTGCTACTGGAGCATCAACTTCAACACCCGTTTTAAGTACGACGCCAACTACAGATACTAAAAAAATTGATGCAATTGCTGCAATTAGCGCATTGCTTTCTTCGTATGGTTTAGGTGACTTGAGTGGGGCAGTAACTGAAGCGGTTCAAAAGGGTTATACAAGTGATACTATTCAATTAATTATGCAAGACCCTAACAGCAAGGACCCACTAGCAGTTGCATATCAAACAAGATTTTCGGCAAACAAGGCACGTTTTGCTGCAGGCAAACCAGTATTAGGTGCTGCAGAGTATCTTGCTGCAGAACGTTCATATACACAGGTTCTTCAATCCTATGGTGTATCAAGTATGGCAACTAAGGATAGATTAAGTGCTTTTATTGGCAATGATATTTCAGCAGCAGAAGTTGCTGACCGTGTAGGTCTAGCAATAGACAGAGTTAAAAATGCTGACCCATTTACAAAGGCTGCACTAGCAGAGTATTATCCAATGTTAAATCAATCAGATATTGTTGCTGCGGTATTAGACCCAGCAGAAGGACTACCAGCGCTAAAGCGTAAAGTTCAGATTGGTGAAATTGGTGGCGCTGCTGCTATACAGGGACTAAAGACTGGACTTGGTTCTATGTCTGAAGTTTCTAAAGGATTTGAAAATGTAACATCTGGAGCATTAGGTGCTGAAGCACTTGCTTCATTTGGTATTACTCAAGAAGAGGCTCGTAAGGGTTATCAAACAGTAGCGGGTATTGCACCTCGTGCAGAGTTCTTATCAAGCATATCTACTGGAGAAGATTATACAAGACTTCAAGCAGAGCAAGAAGCATTCCTTGGCTTAGCATCTGCTAAGAGAGCAAGAGAGTCTGTAACAGCGCAAGAAGAAGCCAGATTTAAAGGACAATCTGGATTAACAAAGACTAGCCTTACCGAAACAGGTAAAGGTCAGTTCTAAATAGAATCCTATGTGAATCTATCGGCCTCACATAGCGTACTAGACCGATAGCAAGAGCCAGGCTGGTTCCCCGACCAGAATCTGAGGCTTGCGACTACAACGAATAGAAGGGTGGGTTGCTATGAGCAACAACTACTGGGATGAAGACGAAGACGACCTAGATACCGACAACGGTGTGCAATTAGAGGGAAGCGATTTACTTAAAAAATTGCGGAAGGCTAAGCGCAACGATGAGAAGCGTATCAAAGAACTCACTGAGCAACTTGAGGGTTTATCCAAGGCGCAGCGTGAGCGTACAGTCAAAGAAGTCCTAGAAAAGAAGGGTGTCAACCTTAAAGCAGCAAGATTAGTTCTTAAGGATTTAGAAGATGTTAATGAGGAGACAGTGAATAACTGGCTCGATGATAACGCTGATTTATTCGGAATTACAATTGCTAAAGAGGAGCCAAGAGTAAGTGAAGTAGATAAAGCAGCCCTAAGGCAGCAAGATGTACTCACCCAAAATGCTATGACCCCAGACCGAGCAGAGGATTTAAATCTTCGCATCGATAATGCAGATTCAATGGATGCATTGTTGGATGTACTTCGCTCACAATAATTCCGTTCATAGTCACTTGGAGGTGACGATATGGCATATGTATCAACAGACTCCGCTTCATTAGGCGGAACCGCTGGTGGTGCTGGTCTAGTCCAGAAGGCGTATGACCGTCTTCTAGAATTCGCTCTCCGTTCTGAACCACTAATTCGTTCAGTCGCAGATAAGCGTCCAGCACGTCAAGCAATCCCAGGCTCAACAGTCGTTTTACAACGCTATGTTGACCTAAGCGCAGCAACTACCGCTCTGACAGAAACAACTGACCCAGATGCAGTAGCAATGTCAACACCAACATCAGTAACCATTACTCTTAACGAGTACGGTAACTCAGTGTTGGTAACTCGTGCATTAGAGTTATTCTCTCTTGCAGATGTTGACCCAGCAATCGCAAACATTATTGCGTTTAACCTAGCAGACTCTATCGATGCAGTAGCAATGACAGAGTTACGTGCTGGAACTAACGTAATTTATTCAGGTTCAACAGCAACATCAACTGCAACTATCACAGCAGCAGCAACACTATCTTCAGCAAACATCCGTAAGGCTGTTGCTAAGTTACGTGCTAACAAGGCTCTTGGTCGCAAGGGTTCACTATTCTGGGCTGGATTACACCCAGAGGTATCCCATGACCTACGTGCTGAGACAGGTTCAGCAGGATGGTTGCTTCCTAACCAATACGGTTCTTCACAAGACCGCATTTGGGCAGGAGAAATTGGAACATACGAAGGTGCATACTTCGTAGAGTCTCCACGCTTGTACTCAGCAACTGACGGTGCTTCATCTGCAAAGGTGTACCGCACAATCATCGCTGGACAGCAAGCATTGGCCGAGGCAGTTGCCGAAGAGCCACATGTAGTAATCGGACCAGTAGTTGACCGCTTGATGCGTCACCGCCCAATGGGTTGGTACGGCGTATTAGGCTTCAAAGTCTACCGTAACGAAGCACTATACAGAATCGAATCAGGTTCTTCAATCGCTTAGTTGATTGACGCTGTAGCAGGAGTAGAGATATTCCTGCTACGGAGTAAGTTCATTAAGGAGAAACGTGGCAGATTATATATTTACAACACCTATTGTAGAAGAAGGACCAATCGGTAAACATCGATTATTCTACTTCTATAAAAGAGATGTTGGTATCTCTGTGGTAAAACAAAATGGTTCATATAGAATCAATCGTTATCCACTAGACCCAAGTGTAGAAACATATGAAGAGTTTTACGCTGGTGGACATAACCACGTAGTAGATGATGCTACTAAGGCAGCACTAATTGCTAGTGGCATAGGAGTTACAGAGGAAAACTTTACTGCAGTATAAGGGGATAAATGAAACATTGGGAACATCATCCAGAACCAATTGATGGATGTTTTGGATGTAAAGGTTTAGGACTTCAGATGAACTCTGGAGATGCCAAGAGAGATATTTCTGATAAGAAATGGACCTCTGAATTAAAGGCTTACAAAGATGCAAGAGCACAAGGAATACAACCAGCAGGAACAACTATGCGTCATGTACAAGAAGCGCATAGGGCTTCAGAAGTTTTAGGTAAAGCGTATAATGCGGACACTATGCCTAAGACTAAAGATATAACTCCAAAAGCCGCAGCCGTAATGAAAGAGATAGGACAAATCTAATGCCAAAAGTAGGAAAGAAGAAGTTCCCATATACCGCCAAAGGTAAGAAGGCTGCAAAGGCTTATGCTAAGGGTGAGAAGATGGAATCAAAAGCAGAGAAGATGATGGAAATGCGTAAGGGTATGAAGAAAATGGGCAAGAAGAAGTAATATGGCTACTCCTAAACCGAAACCAAAACCTACGCCAAAATTATCAGAGAGTCAAAAACGTGAAGAAACTCTTAAAAAGTTTCAAGAATCAATATCTCCTAAGGGCGTGACTGCAGCCGAGGCTGCTGCTCGTAAAGCACTAGAAGAAAAATACCCAGGAATGTATATACCTGAAACTCGTACTGCTCGTAGATTAGGAACAAGATAATAATGAAAAAGGCACACCCAGGATTTAAAAAAGTAGCAGCGGGTATTGCCAAGAAGCAAGGTATCTCAATGGAACGTGCTTCTGCAATTGTTGCAGCGGGTGCTCGCAAGGCATCTAAGAAGGCTATTAAGGCTAATCCTCGTCTGAAGAAAGTATCAGGCGTAGTTAAGAAAAAATCTAAGTAATGTCATCGGGTCAACGCAAGCGCCATGACGGCTGGAATAAGTCAATCATGCGGGACGGTATGATTGTTATTCTTCGCAAAGATGGTTCTGAAAAGGTTCGCCTTGACCCTAAGACTAAAGAAGTTATCAAGGGGGATAAATGAAAAAAGCATTTTGGGATAAAAAGAATCCTAAAAAAACTTCTAAGAAATTAACACCAGCACAGAAAACTGCTGCTAAGGCTAGGGCAAAAAAGGCTGGTAGACCATATCCAAACTTAGTAGACAATGCCGCAGTATCAAAGGGGAAGAAATAATGGCAAGTGCAGCATGGCAACGCAAAGAAGGCAAGAACCCTAAAGGCGGTTTAAACGCCAAGGGACGGGCTTCTGCAAAAAGGCAAGGTATGAACCTGAAGGCACCCGTAAAAAGCGGTGATAACCCCCGTAGAGCCTCGTTTTTGGCACGTATGGGCGGTATGCCTGGGCCAGAACGTAAGCCTAACGGAGAACCAACTAGGTTACTATTATCTCTACAGGCCTGGGGCGCTAGTTCTAAGGCTGATGCAAAGCGTAAAGCAGCAGCAATTTCCAAAAGGAACAAAGGTAAAAAATGAGTAACAAGGGGACAAAAGATTCTATAGCACTAGTATGGTGCGACAATGGAATGGTAGACGGCAAGTTTATGCAAGGCGTAGCAGATGTAATGCTAAAGTCTGGCGTAGAGTTTGCTACAACATTAAGAAGTCAAGGCAATCAAATTGCTAGACAAAGACAGACAACTATTGATTACTGGTATGATAAGACTCAACACGAGTGGTTATTATGGATAGATTCAGATGTTGTAATCAGTCCAGAGAAATTTAAGTTATTATGGGACAACAGGGACATAGAGAAACGCCCATTAATTACAGGCGTATATTTTACCACAGATACACCAGAAGAACCTTTAATGGCTCCTCTACCTACAGTATTTAACTTTGTTAATAATGGTGATGGTGGATTTGGTTTAACTAGAATACACCCACTACCTGAGAATAAACTGATAAAGGTAGATGCAGCGGGTATGGGATTTGTTCTAATGCACCGCAGTATAGTTCCAAAACTTCGTGAGATAGCACCAGATGGTCAACTATTTATGGAGATGGGACGAGGAAATAAGTTTATAGGTGAAGATATATTTTTCTTTGCACTATGCGATAAGGCAGAGGTTCCACTTTACTGCCACACAGGAGCAACTGTTCCACATATGAAACGGTTCTCATTTGATGAACATTATTACAGGGCATTCTTTGGTAAACCCAAGGAAGAGCCTAAGTCAAAACTTATCACCCCTGATAAGAAAATCATTACACCTAGATAGGATAAACAATGGCACTTGGTAAAGCAGGTAGTAGTTTAACCGCAGAACT